AGTTGTCGTCAGCCAGCACGTGTGCCAGCCAGGAATCTTCGGTAAATCAGGCAATGAAGACTGAAAAAACTGTTGACGGAACATTTCAACTCGCTCATCATCGGACAACTCGCGGTTTTCAGTTTTTGTGCGATCTTCCATCTCACGGACTGTGCGGTTATCACCAGCGGATTTCTTTAAGCGTTCGTCGGACATTACTCGCTCCTTTCAGCGATTGGTTTCAATTTTAGGCGTGAATTGCAGAAAAGGCAATTCATGCGCGATTTTGTTTGTCGTATTCAGCGTAACGCTTGACATACTTCATGCGTAAGATAGGGTCATCCCACACACCGGCTTCAATCAAAGCCTGCTTGCGCTCGGGGCTCACGTACACTTCTTTACGAGTTGACGTGGGTGCGTGTTCGCGACCGGAACCAATTCCAGGGCCGCCACGTGCAACGCGCTCTTCCTTCTGCTCGGTCTTAGGCTCTGCTTTAGCAAAGCGTTCAGGCAGGCGTCGGGCAGCGCGGGCGCGTAACTCATCCCAGTACTGTTCGGTCTTGGGGTCAAAGCCGTCACGCACGAGGCCTTGGTCAATGGCGAGCACGATGGCGGAGTCTTCGTTACGGCCTTGAGGGTCGTACCATTTGTTCTCGTCAAGGAACTCACGCGCATGCAACATGACACGGTCATCCATACCGCCTTCTTGGGCTACGGGCTTAGCTTGCGCGGCCTGTTGCTTGGCAAAGGTGAGTTGATTAGCCTTGGCGATAGCCTCGTCGCGATACTTCAGGGCTTGCGCCACATCAGCGCCGTTGCCGGCCTCAACAGCCTTAGCAATAACGCGCTCGGCCATCTCGGCTTCGTTCTTGGCAGCGGCGATTTGTTGATCAAAGCTGTTCAAGTCGGCTTGATAGGTGCGCTGCTCAATGGTGCTAAAGCGGCGCTCAAGGTCGTCGTTACGCTTGCGCAGGAACTCCAACTCCACCTTGTCACGGGTGATGGCCTTTTCGCGGCGCTCTTTGCGTTCGAGCTTTTCAAGACGGCGGCGCTCGCGGATGGCTTCGCGTTCGTCGTCTGAGGCATTCTTTTCTTCCTCGTCGGCAGCTTTGGTGCTGCGTTCGTCGTCTTCGGAGTCGTCTTCGTCAGCGGCCTTAGCCGCCTTCTCGTCTTCCTCGGCCTTTTTGACCGCAGGATCCTCCTCAACGATGACGATTTCTTCGTCGTGTTGATTCTCGTCGTCTTCTTTTAACACTTCAGCCATTGCTCATCTCCTTGTCAGATGAATGCTCGGATAGCCAGCGGGTCGCCTTCGACCTTGCCGATGATATCCAAATCGTTAAAAATCACGAACAGCGCGGATTCGCCGTTCTCCAGTGGAACCTCCCAGCGGTCACCGCCGTACTTAGGGACGCGAACGTAGTCGCCTGGATGAGCCCATGAGCCTTCGGGCCATGGTTCAAGGTTGTTACGGTTGCGGTAAGCAACGGGGCCGTGCTGAATCACTTTGGCCACTTGTGTGTTCCACTTCTCAGTATCACGCGACCCAGTGTCGATGATGATGCCCGAGGCGGTGGTTTGCTTTGGTGTGCGGATCTGTACCAGAACACGGCTACCGAAGGGCTGCACTCCAGCATTTACTGCTGGAAAAGCCGCTTCCATGGCGTTCTCATAGGTCTTTGTCACTATTTCTCTCCTCATCGAGAATTGCAAGAAGTACGTTGATGGCGGCTTCGTAACCAGCTACGACGCCGACGCGATACCCGTACTCAAAAGTATCACGGTTTTGGGGACGCTTGAGGGACTCGAGCGCGAATTCTTGTTGCTTAACTTTGAGGGTGTTAAGCAGCCGAGCTTCTATGCTCACGCAGGGGTCTTTTTCTCAGCAGGCGCGGCGGGAGTGGTTTGCCCAGTGATGGGAACACCAGCAGCCATGCGGTGATGCTGCTTGACGGCAGCGTTGTTCATAGGGACGGTGCCCGTGGTTGGTTTGTCAGCCATTTAGCTTCTCCTTAGGGGTTGGGATTGATACCTGTGCCGGTGGACACAGCGACTTTGTCACCAGTGGCGATCTCCGCAGCCGCGAGGCGCATAGCGGTGTCGTTGTCAGCGGTGTTCATAGCCATACGGGCTTTGACCTCGATGGCGGTGCGTTGGTCTTCGGCGCTCTGGCGCACCTGTTCGCGCTCGTTTTCGGCCTGCAAACGTGCGCCGTCCACCGCAGTTTTCTGCTGAGCGGTCTGAGCGGACTGCTGAATCTTGGCTTTTTCCAGTTCGAGCTTCTGCGCGTCCAACTGAGCGCGCTGTTGCAGGGCTTGACCCTGAATTTGCGCGTTGAGTTGGGCAATTTGCATGCTACTGTCGGGTGGCATTGGCGGTTGAGGCTTGAATTGCTGAGCGGCTTGGTCAATCTGGGCCAATTCGCCAGCAAAATTACCGAGTTGCTTCTCAATTTCCGCTTGAACCTGCAAAACTACCTTCACTTGCGCTTCGGCTTCCTCAGGAATGAGGTGTTTACGCTGGGCGATGTCGACGGCCTCATGCGCTTCGGCAAGATAGTAGTTCAGAATGTGGTCACGCAGGTGTTGCGCCATCGGGTAGAGGTAAGTCTTAGCGATTGCGGGGTTCTGACCGAACAAAGGCGACTGCAGGAAGGCCAAATGGGTCTTCATGTGCGCGATGTGCTCCTGACGGGGCAACACGTACACTGGGCGACCCATGGCCGCTGCGACGTTCTCGCTCACGGGGTCAATGTCCTCGGTTCCTGGCTGGGGTTGCAGCACGTCATCGTCGCTGATCTTCAGGTTGCGCAGGAACATCTCCTCAACTTTACGTTGGTCGTAGAGTTGAGGCACCACGGCGCTACGCTGCATGATCGCCTGCACCTGAGCAAAGCGTTGGGTTTCGCTGAAGATGGCGGGGTCGCTGACGGGAACAATGTCCATCGGGCCGTCAAAGTCCGCAGGGCTGATCTCCAATCCGGCAGACTGCGCTTTGATGTCTTCCTCGGTCAAATAGGCCGAGTTGATGCGGTGCAAAATCTTGAACGAACGCGACATCGAGCTGTGCAATCGCGAGTGGATGCTCGAGAACACCACCATACCTTGCTCGATGAGCGCCATCGTAGTGCCGACAGGGGCCGCAGGGTTCTGGTCGCTCAGTTTCTCAAAGGAAGTCTGAATGACGCCCTTGCCTGCGTCTACTACAAAGCCGAGGAGCTGAAACAGCGTGGCGCTCGGGCCAGGAAACGGCAAGGGCATCGCCAGTTTGCGAATGTCGTCGATGAGCGCGCCGCCTTCAATCTCACAGACCTCGGTGGGCTGGACGTTGATGGTCTGACCGTTGGGGCCGCCCTTCAGCTTGAGCATCGTAGGAATGTTCTGAATGTGGGCCGAGTCCAGCAGGGCACGGAGCGCGCCGGTCGCAGCACCGCTCAAGCCGCCAATCAGGTGAGTAAGGCCGATAGGGTAAGCGCCACGCCATGGCACAAAGCCGAACTCAACAATCCAGTCCAGTTCGTTTTTGTACTCGTCTAACTCTTCCCAGTTACGGTAGAGCGACAGGGCTTGTGAGCTTGATTTGTCCACGCTGAGGATGTACGGCTCGGGGCCGTCCCCGAAGTCCAGATGCGTGTAGATCTCAAACACGGTGCGCAGGCCGTCTTCGTTGTACGCTGTGTCCTTGCGGCCTTCAATCTTGTCATTAGCCTGAGTTGCTTTGCTGAACTCGGGAGCCTCAGGAGCGCCAAGGTTCACGTCAATGTACAGGCCCGCTTTTACGCGACGCTTGTACTCGTACTCGGTGATGTACTGGACGTGGGTCTTGCGCTCGGCGGAGTAGAAGTTGGTGGCGGCAAAAGGCAGGTAGATGTCATCAATAGCGATGAACTCTGACTGCGGACGGCGGTGCTGTGGGCTCCACATGTACTTCATGTACTGTGCGCCACCCAACGGCAACTGCGTGCTCAACTGCTCAAGCTCGCCACGGAACTCAGGCATCTGCTCAGTCGTTTGCCAGTTCATGAACTCGGCTTTACGCTCGGCGCGCTCTACCTTCTCTTTTTCCTTCTCACCGAGGATCTTGCTCTTGACGGGGCCAGACGGTGGAAAGAGTTCCTTCATGACTCGGGCGCTGAAGTCCACGCA